ACATTTTCGGCAGGAACTACATCCTGTTCAACAAGAACACCAATGCTTAGAATAAAGAGGTCTTGTACCTGAAAACGCGACTTGCGAATCTCAACCGTAATTTCATTCCCTGGCTCAAGGTCTTCAAATCCCTTATTTCCAATGTGGAGATCACGAGGGATAAGAATACGAATCGCATCATTGTAGATAATATATAGACCCATCTTATTCTTCTTATCAATCTTACCGGTGATACGGGTACCATTTACAGGATTGTATACCTTTCCTTGTAGCTGAACATGAAAGACTACATTTCCAGTGTAACGGCCATGTTCTAGTTGCCCCATACTGCGTGAAAGAATTTCAAGAGAACCCTGAATAATATAACCATGTTGATTACAACGACCTTCTAGATTCTTAGAAACCTGTTCAAGAATAATACTATTGATTGTATTGGTTCCCATACGATTCATATCTTTCGGAGTGAGAGCCACCTTCTGTTCAAATAATACGGTTTGTTCCATTTTCCTATAAAATATCTAACATATCATGTCAATTTTATTTACGCGGGTTTACTTCTTTACAAATTTAAATCTACTCATAGGTTTTTGTGGTACAGGGACTTTTACTTCCACTTCGTCATTTTCATCTATAACAAGGGGAGCAACTGGAGTTAGTTCCTTTCTAACAAACATGGGTGTTGGTTGTGTAGTTACCTGAATTGCGTTTAGAGGATTTTCGCCGAGTCCATTTCCTCTTATTCTAGTTGGTTCAGGATTAGCCTCAATTGCGTTTAGGGGATTTTGGCCGAGCCCATTGTTTGGCTGTTTTCTAACAAATATAGGTTTTGGTGGTAAATTAGTAACTTCATCTATTTCATCTAGTTCATCTAATTCATCTTCATTTGTATCAGAAACAGATTCTTGAACAGCCTCAATAGGAGCTTGAACAGCATCAACAGGAGCTTGAACAGCCTCAACAGGAGCTTGAACAGCCTCAACAGGAGCTTGAACAGCCTCAACAGGAGCTTGAACAGCCTCAACAGGAGCTTGAACCTCTACAACCGTTTTCTTTGGCTTGAACGTAAATGTAGAAGCTTTTTTGGTCACAGTAGCAACTGGCTTCTTCTTTTCTTCTTTCACCTGCTTCTTTACATCATTTTTCAAAGCCTTTTTCTCAGTCTTAACTGTCTTTTTAGCCTCCTGTGTAATTCTTCCTAAATGTCCACTATAATAAGCAGAAACCGGACGAAAGAACCACCTTTTACCATCAACATTCAATTTATCCATAAATCGTAAAACTAGATTTAATAAGGTACATCCCTGAGTACTGTTTGAAATCTCAATACTCTTCTTATTCTCTGCCCTATCAGCCTTCATATAAAAATTCTTCTCATCAAAATCAGTTATTGGCACATCCTGTTTAATAATTTCACTACTAATACTCTTCAACTTATTTACATAATCCTTTGAAGCGACATTTCCACATTCTTGACCGCCACTAACCTTTTCTCCCTCCTTATGAGGATTGTGCGTTTTAAACACCATATTGCCAGTCTTAGGAACCACAAACCCATACATAAACCCAGTTTTACCCTGAACAGCCTTAACCCCCTTAATAGGTTCATCAGTTTTAGAAAATGCATCTACAACACCAGCGGGGCATGGCTGACCATCTTCACATATATATTTAAGAATATTTGTCTGCGAATCAATATACCGAAAAGCTTCATAACTTCCAGAACGTGTTATATTTTCGGTAGCAATATTCAAAATTTCTTCATCCTTTGAATTATAATAAGATAGTTGTGTTGCAGCATCAAGCCATTCATCCCATAAATATTCTAAAATAACACTTCTTAACATATCCTTATCTACAATACGCTTTGATAAGAATACAATCATTCCCAATTTATCTGTATAAGATTTGCTCTGTTGAGAAAGTTCAGTTGTATAAACTTCAATATGGCGTTCAATTTCAATTCCAATCCTTGTAAATTTACCTGATAAAACATCATTTACCCATTTTACTAAATGCTTCCATAAATCTTTTGACATTGATTCTACCTCCTTATCCTCAACCACTTCTATAACAGGTTTATCCTTAAGAGCCGGTGTAAATTCATCACGACGTATAGGAAAGTCCATTGTACGTATTGCAAGAGGTATTGAGGTATTTTTATAAACTTCTGGCTGAAATAAGAAATAACCGTTCTTATAGATAATATATCCTTCTCTTGAACCAGAAGTGACTCTAAATAATCTATTATTTAAAATACCCTGTAGTGTAAGATTAATCGCAACACGTGGAGACCCAGTATCAATAAGAATTTTTTCCAAATCATCCTTTGAATAATATGCCTGTTGGGCAAATAATTTTTGTATAATTTTCTGAATCTTTGTTTCACGATATCTTGCACTAAAGGCATTATACGTAGAATTATTACTAGTTTCAACATTAATAGGAACATCTGGCTGACATGTATACTGGCATTCCATCCAGTCGCACATTGCAGTATATGGCATATCATCAATTAAAATACCATCTCCAGAACCGTTTCGTTCTTGACCCTGCGAGTCTTTCTGAATACGTGTTCCCAATCCACTAAGAACTGTCACATCCTTACGCAGATTACAGTCAACGGCAAATATCTTCAAAGCTCTACTAACTTGACCAGCCAATATAGCCTTTAGCAAGGCAGAACGATAGCAGTATAAGTCTGCCGTTTCATTCTCATAATCCTGTAGAGTAAGAACATGTAAAAATACTGTCGTATTTCTTTTTTCAATATCTTCTATTAAACAATGACTGCGGTAACGAATGCCACGACCGATAATCTGCTCGGTCTTATTTAAATGAAACCAGGCATCTAGAATATGTACCTCACGTATAAAACGTAAATCCAAACCCTCTCCAGCTATCTGTGAACCAATAACAACCTTTACAATACCACCCTTCACATTTCTATCTGAACGCGCGGCATTAATTGAGGCCTTGTTATTTGGACTCAACTCCTTATCACCAGTTAATAAAACGTAGACGGCAGGCACAAAGCTATGTTCTTCAGAGGCATGCTCCCTTTCGCGCTTTGAGCAAAGTGCACATTGGCGACCTCCTTCACTTTGTATTCCTTGCTCCAAAAGTCCTGTTCTTCCATACATGGTATATCCATTTGCCTCTAAAATAAGAGCCATTAAAAGAGCACCGGCCGTAACAAAACGACTATAAATAAATCCAACACCCTGGCAATGTTTTGTATATTGTAGAATAGTCGCCATTTTAGGAGAGAATTTGCGTATATTTTCTTCTGAAAGCCATGACGCATTTTTTGCACTTATTACACCTTTTCCTCTTTTTATAAAATTATTTTGAAAACCTTTTAGTCCAACAAAAGAGTCTGGCGATTCTTCTCCAAGAGGAAAGACACAATTTCCAGCCTGTAAAAGACTATCAATAATCATATAATTTGAACCCATTTTTGAACCAGCCTGCGTCAAGGCTCTCATGACATTATAACTTTGACTACCTTGAAGACTCTCACTTCTTACTAGAGGCAGTTTAGTCATGCGTTCGCGGCTGTCATCAGTTACTTCTATTAATTTATCATTCTTAACAGAGAAAATATAGTCCGGATAATTATCAACAGTAATACGGTCCACGGGTTTTCCTCTAGGGTCCATACCTTCTGGGTATAATCTCAGAGGAAAGCTATTAGGATTCTCTCCACGCATAAAACTTACATAGGCATTCGCAATAGGTTTAATAATTTCTTCTGCCCCTGTAATTAAATTTCCTTGTAAATCCATAATTTGATTCTGTGTAATTGTAGCCTTCTTGTCATTTCTAAGAAGTAGATTGAAGATATGAACAATTTCTAGAACACTGTTGAACATTGGTGTGGCAGTCATCAATAATAATTTCATTCCATCTGTAGAATCTAACAGTTGATTTAAATAGGGTGTGAGTAATTTACCAGCCTTTGCTTCCTCCTTTTCATCTTCTGTTCCAACAGTGTCTGTATCTTCTTCATCTTCTACTACACCAGTTGATGATACATCGCGCAAGTTATGAGCCTCATCAATAATAAGTAATCTGTAATTAAATTCTCTCTTAAGGGCATCTATCTCACGAAGGCGTATATCATCCTCACTTCCTTTTTTAGAAACCTTGCTCGTAATAGAACGAATATAATTTCTAAATTGTAGATATCCATAGAATTCATAACGGCTTTTTATTGCCTTTTTGATATCCTTTTCTATAACTTCCTTATTACGTTCATTTATAAGGCCTGTTATACGTAAATAGGAATCACCTGTACATCCAGTCGCAGAATTCAAGGCTTCACCAACTCCTATACGAAGATTTTCAACATCAAAAATCGTACGGTAAAAGCCAGCCTGAATTGTTGGAGGTGCGACAATTATAACCTTGCGACGAGGATAAACATCCAAATACGCTTCGGCAGTCTGAATTGCAGCACAAGTTTTACCAACACCAACTCCGTGGTATAAAAGAGCGCTCATGTATGGCGTTCGTGGATGTAGAAAATTTGCAACAAAGCGCTGAACAGGAGTTACTTCAAAATCTGTACCGGATGTACATGAACTTTCTTCTGCTGATAAGGGGGGACTATACGTATCTGCAAACTCACTCTTCTTGAGTAATCTTGATACAAAGTTTGGATCGTCGACATCAGGATATAGGCTCCCACTTGAAGAATTGTCTTCATCATCTGGAAAGAGTTTTCTTTTTTTAACTTCGCCTACAATACGATTACGAGAATTAGGCTCCTCTTCAACTCTCCATAAATGAATAAGTTCTTCGTTTGAAAGTGCTACTAAAGATATTGGTGTCCCCACCTGCTGAGCCATATTGTCTGAATTGCTCATTCCTATTTTGGTGTTCTTCTTCATTTTCAGAATTCTGTGACGCTGTATTATTCAAGATTGTTAGATGTTCTAAAATAGATATAGCACGTTTGAGAATTTCACGCTTATCAACATTTGTTGATCGGATATGTGTTATTGCATCATTAAAAGAAAACCAAGATATATCTCCAATTTCCTTTGTCATAATCTCATTATCCTTGTTATAAATTACCTTAACATTTGAATGAATCCATGCTAAGAAATATACATGACAATAATGTATTGTATTATTGCCATAAAATGATTCGTGAATAGGCTCAATATTCTTGAAAATAGTAAACTGATTTTCTAAGAGGCCGGTCTCTTCCATAAATTCACGCTTTGCGCATTCTAAATCTTTCTCAAGGATATTTCGGCGCCCCTTAGGAAATCCCCATTCTGGAGTATCCCATTTAAGAGGAATTTTATCAATAAGTTCCGAGAGTTTATATTTAACCCCATCAATATCTAGTCCATCCTTTAATTGTTCAAACTTGTATTTTGCCTGGTCATATTCTTGTTTATATTGCTTTGTTTCAAAGGTCGATTTTCCCCATAAATCAGACCATAATTCATCAAAAGTCTTTGTTAATAGCATTTCTCTTTCTTTTTCAGTTGTTCCTGAAATTTGTTCCTTAATATAGTCAATGTCATTTGTCTTATATTTTGCTCTTAGCAACTCTATATAACCAATACTATCTCTCCGCTGAATCATTAAAACACTAAGATCGTCAAATGAAAACCCAGAATTAGAACCCTTGAAAATCTCTTCTGATTGATTCCAAGAAGGATTGTTATGTTTAAAGGCAATAATTCCATAACTGTAAATTGGTTTACTACAGTTTCTAAAATGATGTCCAAATTCACCACAATTTGTGCAACATATCTGCTTTGATGAGTTCCTGTGGTAAGAACTCATAATCCTATATTACAACGAGCGTAGACTTTATACTACAAAGAACTGTATATACAGAAGAATGCCCGGTCGTATACCTCCATCCACATGGGGACCCTTCTTTTGGCACACAATGCATATTGTGGCCTTAGGATATCCTAAAAAGCCTAATTATTCAGAAAAACGAGCAGCAAAAGAGTTTTATGAGAGTTTTGTTCAACTCATTCCTTGCCCAGTCTGCCGCCTTCATTATTCAACGCATTTAAAGGAAAATCCGGTTTCACCGAACCTTGATAAGGGCGATGATTTATTTAAATGGACTGTAAAAATTCATAATCTTGTAAATAAGGATTTAGGTAAGTCTGAGTATACTGAATTAGAGGCGATACAATTTTACCACACTCTAGGCGACCTAGGACGTAGCCCTGTATGGACTCCTCAAGATATTGATGCAATTCAATATAGACATCTTCTTATGGCAGGTGGTGGTGTACTTGCGGGTGGAATAATCTTGGGTGGTATCTATTATGCCTTTGGAAGCTCTAAGTAGGATGGCTAACACAACTAGAAAAATAAAAAGGGAGAAAAACATTCAAGAAATGCTCCCCTTTCTTCAGATTCCTAAGGAGCCAACGGAATCATTACATACAAAGGAAAGGGTTGTAAATGCAGAGCCAAAAATGACTGACGAAGAAATAAAGGCTCGTGAAGGAACCTATTTTGATGAAACTGGTATGACAATATATGATGAAGATGTAGATATCTATGATGCAGAAAGCAAAAAACTACTAGCCCGTTTCCGTAAAAATGTCATTCCGAAGGAACTTCTGGAACTTGGTTGGGAAGCCTTCTACAAAACCGCAGCACCGTCAAGAAATCGCGGAGCGGCTGCTGGACCAATCCAAACTAAGTCTGAATATTGGAAGAAACGTAAACCAGTTGACATTAAGGGTTGGTCAGCCCTTGATGCAAATGGAGGGAAAATGCGGGTTAATAACAATGTATATAGTAGTGTTCTTGGTTATTTTGAACAGACACCCTTTATGGGTCTTCCATGTCGTCTAACCTCGTATACACAGAAATACTTTTCACAGTTTAATCAAGGCATTCCTTTCCTACAGCAAATTGACAAATGTTTCAAAGCCTTAATTCCAGAAAATCACAAGAAACAATATGAGCGTGCAAAGTCAAACCCAAAGTATCAAATTGACGATACCGCCTTTAGCAGTGTCACATTAAATCGCAATTTCAGAACAGCCCTTCATAAGGATGACGGTGATTTTAAAGAAGGTTTCGGCAACCTAACAGTACTAGAGTATGGACAGTATAGTGGAGGTGCCACATGCTTTCCCAGGTATAAACTCGGCTTTAATGTCCGCACAGGCGATTTTCTTGCCATGGATGTACATGAATGGCATTGTAATACTGAAATGACGGAAACAAAGGAACAGAAAGAATATAATAAGAAACTTCCAATTCTTTATCTGAACTCCCTTTCAACTGGAACTCTTGGTCAAGAAAAACCTTTTACAAGAATTAGTTTTGTCTGTTATTTACGAGAGAAATTAGTTGACTGTAAGAATGGTCCTACAAATGCATACTATAAACGCATTAATTTTTCCACAAAAACAGGAACAAGAAAAAAGTCCAACAAATAGGAATGTCACCTACTCAGAAAGGAGGTGGATTGTTTAGTTCTAATAGTGATTATAATCATTATTCAAGTGAACATAATGTACCCCAAGGTGTTCTTCAATATTTATACTATTTAGTTGTTATTATAATTGTCGTGCTACTACTTCTTGTCCTAGTAAATTATACTATTACACCTATATTTCGTCTAAATCCAGGTGATAAGGGAATTATAGGCCTTCCCGGTTCTGATGATTCTGTTGTCTACTGGAAAACACCACAGTCCGTTATTACCATACAAGATACCACAACACCACTTGGCACAATGACACAGAATTGGAGTTTTATGCTAGACATTCATCTTGACAACCCAACTGCAAATACCGGCTCACCCCGTATTCTATTTTCAAGAGGAGGTCAGCTTACACCAACAGCATCTTATACTGATAAGGATACAATTCTAACAGTGAATCAAAACTTCAATGTTTGTGTATACCTAGACCCCTTAATAAATGACTTATATGTTTCACTTCAAATTCTAGATAAACATGGCGAAGTTAAAATAGAAACAATAATTCTTCCAAATATTCCAGTTGGTAAGTCTCTTCGCCTAGGTGTTTTCATCGGTTCAAAGGTGCTTGAAGTATATACAAATGGACTTCTATTAAGTAATAAGGCCTTTCCAGATACAGTAAAGGCTGTAGTTGGAGGACTTCAGCCCCCATCAGCTGATATTTTAGCAACTACTGCCCAGGTCAGTAATTTACGTATATGGGGACGTCCAGTAAGCCCAGCCGAGTTTAGATCTTACGGATCTGCTCCCAGTTCAGGCTTTGAAATAAAAGATCTACCAGACACCTGTTTAGCGAAATAAGGATTCGGCTCTATCTTAGACAAAATTTATCAAAGATAACTTTTGTCTAAATTAGGAAACCTAATGGGTGTATCAACTATTGTAATAGCAATATTATTAGTCGTATTTTTGAGTCTGTCAATAGCACTTATTACAATATCAAATCTCCGTCCTACTATCTTCAAGAGTTTGTCCCCGAGCTCAGGATCAATGACACAAACTAAAATTGGGACATCAACCGATATAAGAAACATCTTTATGACACCACCTGCAGCTACAATTCTTACATATATAAATTATAAATCAGGTAATAAGACCTCATCAATTAATACACCATCGCCTATAAGAATCCTAGAACTACAAAACTCTCTAAAGGTTGAATTAATTCCTGGAAATATGAAGACACCAGATAGTACTCAACTTACTGTACAGACAAGAGGCGAAAATAATAGTGTTGTATATGAACGTTTTCCTATTAAAAACATACCTCAGCAAAAATGGATACAACTAGTTATTGTAAGGGAAGGAAGACGCTATACAATATATTATAATGGAGAAGTCGTATTTAGTGATCGTACAAAGCACTTTCCGACAATTAATTCATCACAGTTTATTATTGGTGATAATAACCTTTCTGGTACGTTTGCTCTACCAAGAATTGCTCCGACAGAATATCGCCTAGATGATGTCTTATCAGACCTAGCTGCAACTTCTGATACAAGATATAAACCATACTTACCAACAGAAAGTATATTTCCGAATTTTTACAATATAATGCCTTCATTTGGCTGCCCGAATGGACTCTTTTGTTTCAGTACATCTTCTGTTCCTATTCAAAATCCATTAAAACAGTGGAAAACGCCGTATGCATAGAATTACTATTTATCCCCTAACAGAGAGATATGGATCAAGGCGCAGCATCTTCAGGAATGATGCCAAAGATAATTGTAGGTATAGCAGTACTTGTAGGTCTTTATTACCTATATGTTTTCTTAACAAGTAATAATGGACTTCAGGGAAGTATAGCACTCAAGGATGTAAGCTCTGCAAGTCCTTCTAGTGCTTATACTACAACTGGTGACGCACTTCCGGCAATTTATGAAGGTGGTGAACTGTCATTAAATAGTTGGATTTATGTAAATGACTATTCTATTAACCGTGGGCAAAATAAGCATGTAATAAGTCTTGGGGGTTCAAACTTTTTAACGTGCCTAGTATTTTTGGGTCCTTATAAGAATACATTATCAGTTCGTGTACAAACAACCGCCCCAACAAATAAGGCTCCAACTTCTTCAAAACCTTCATCATCCGATGTTGACCTAAGAGCTGCCACTGTTCAGTCTATGTTTGGAACCTTACAAACTGAATCAAGTCTTCTTAACCCAAATACTCCTTGTGACATAACAACAGTTGACCTACAAAAATGGGTACAAGTAAGTGTTATCTTAAATAATAAGACTTGTGATGTATATATTGATGGAAAATTAGCAAGAAGTTGTGTACTTCCATCATTTTACAGACTTGATAAGAATAATACAAAATTATCAGTATGTGATTATAGTGGATTTGGAGGCTTTGTAAGTAACGTAAGTGCCTATAATTATGCCTTAAATCCCGAACAGGTTTGGAATCTTTATATGTCTGGTCCTGGTCCCCAGTATTCGTTATGGGAGTATGTGAAATCACTATTCTCACCTTCCTCGGCGATGACCCTTGATTACCCAAAGAAAAACATTACTAAATAATACTATAGATTGCTAAAAAGTAATTGATAGTATTTTCTGTTTTACATAAGATAGAGATAGAACGATGAATACGTCATCAAGTAATTCTAGTTCTTTTTTATCAGGAACTGGCCTTGTTCCACAAATTGTAGTAGGACTTCTTATTAGTATTGTATTGTATATAGTGCTACTTTCGGTTGAGCTCGTCTACAAAAGCTTCAAACAAATTTCAGGAACTCGTGTTGATGTCTTACCTCTTACGGTAAATTCATTAGATAAGCCCCGCAATTTTGACCAAAATCCATCAATAAAGGATGCCCTTCTCCTTCCCTTATCTGACAATGAACGTTCTGGTGCTGAATTCTCATATTCCTTCTTTTTATGGATAGACCCCTCAAGTTTTAAACAAGAAGAAGGTCTACTCCATATTCTACACAAGGGTCATCCGGTTCCTTATCCTCTCCTAGGACCTGGCGTTTTCCTACATTCAAATACAAATACTCTCCGTGTATATATGAATTCATCTACAACATGGAATAATTATATTGATGTTGAGAATATTCCTGTCAAGAAATGGGTTCACATTGTTGTTATGGCTAGAGATAATAGCATTGAAGTTTATGTCAATGGAAACATAACAAAGCGTCTAAATATATCTGATGGTGTCTTATATCAGAATTTTGGAAACCTTTACCTATTCAGTCAGCGCCCTCTTGTATTAAATAAGAATCTAATACCATCTCTTGTTGGCGAAAGTCTACAAATCTTTGGAACCTATTCAGGAAATTTCAGTAGTCTAGTATATTTTAGTTACGCCCTTTCTTACACTGAGATACAATCTCTTCTCAATGCAGGTGCAAGTACAAAGACAGAGAAGAAGAGTGAAGATTCCCCTCCATATTTGGAGGATGCATGGTGGGTTAATAAATATAGTTCCTAAACGTGGACAGAATCTAAATATAACTAACAAGTGCTAAATAGGATATGCCCGGTGGCGGTTTATTAGCACTTGTTAGTTACGGGTCGCAAAATGTTATTTTAAATGGAAACCCAGAGTTCACCTATTTCTATAAGGTTTTCAAACGTCACACCCATTTTGCTATTGAAAATACGACTGTTGCACTTGAAGGGCCAAATCAACTTTTTTTTGACCAGAATATCAAATTACGAGCTAAGATTCCTAGAATAGCAGACCTTGTAACTGATTTAACTCTTACCTTTGATTTACCAGATATTTATAGTAAGTATTTTGAACCAAACAATCAAAGACAGGCACAATATGAATTCCAATGGAATAATTATATAGGAGTCAATATTATTAATAATCTGGCTTTCTATGTTGGTGGAAGCAAGGTTCAAGAATTCGACGGCGACTATATTCTTGCAAAGAATCACGCAGATTTAGACCAAGATAGCTTTCAAAAGTGGAAAACCTTAGTTGGGGAGATTCCTGAAATAACAGACCCTAAATACGGGTCATATACTGGTGGTCAAGGAGGGACTGGATATCCTACAGTTGTTCCTCAACCAAATACTCCTCAACAAACGAATCGTCCAAGTATAGCGGGTAGAACAATCTATGTCCCGCTGCCTCTATGGTTTTCTGATTCAATTAAGAAGTCCTTGCCTCTTGTAGCTCTACAATATCACGAGTGTGAGATTCAAATAACTCTTCGTTCAATAAGAGAATTATATAGCATCCTTGACCCTCAGGGATATCGTGTTCGCCCTGGTTTTCGTGTTTCAGTTCCAGATAATAAGATTTTAATAGGACAGCCCACCTACATTACTGATACAGACCCTTCTGCTGAATTCAGAGCCTTTCTAACAGATTTTAATTGTGCAGTTCCAGCCTTAAACACCTGGTATTGTAATCCACGCCTACAAGCTTCTTATATATATTTAACAGAAGCTGAAAGAAAGGTATTTGCTTCTACACCATTAAATTATCTAGTTACACAGGTAACAACAGTATATACTCCAAATATCTATACTAGAACAACTGTGGATTTGGAAATAGGAAATCCAGTTACACGCCTCCTTCTTGTTCCGAGACGTTCAGATTCATATTTGTATAGAAATCAAGTAGAAAATTATACAAATTGGGTAGACCCCACAAAGGCTCCATGGATACCTACACCAGGGGCTTCAACTCTACAGAATTTATTGTATTCAAGTGGTTTAATCATACCAAATACCCAAGCAAACATTATAAATACATTAAGAATAATCTTAGACGGAAATGAATTTCAAGAAGAAAAACCCATTGGATTTTATACAAATCTTCAGCAATACCATACTATTATAGGAGGAAGTACAGTTCAGTCCAGATTCCTTCCAATTATTAACTTTAGTTTAACAAGTCCTGATGGTCAACCTAGTGGCAGTATAAATGCAAGTCGTATTCGTATGTTTCAATTAGATGTGAATCCTTGGGCACTTCCAACAAATCCCAGTTATGTTTATGAGTTGCTAGTCTATGTTGAAAATATCAACTTCTTTGTTGTAGAATCTGGATATGGTGGTATAAAATACGCCCTATGAGGACTCTGTCATATCCTTCAGGCGAACCTCCATATATCCACTTTTCTTACTTGGATTCAGCACGGCATACTCGGGATATTCTTTTACTATCCATCGAGCCGATTTCTCAACACGTTCCTTAGTTCGTTCTTCCTGCATGCCACCAGGCTCCTTGTAATATGAACTTATTGGCGCGACCATATTGAGTCTTATAATAGCCTTATCAGCCTTGTAATATAAAATACTGCGCTGATAATCTTCCTTATCATCAAGTGTAATATTAACTTCTTTGATTCCAGGATTTATACATCCCCAGAAACTTCCAATAATATAACGTAGGTCTGTACTGACTTTTGGCTTCATAAAATATCCATTCGCAACTGGATAGACACCCCATAGATGGGCACCAGCTTTTTCACATTCATGAAAGCCTTGCTTTATAACGGCAAGTAGACTTCTCAAGGGACGTTCCTTTCTAGGACGACTTGCGTCATATTCTAAAAATCCTTTGATATCATCGTCAATATTTACAAGATGTGTCCCAATTGGATAATATTCTGTAATAAAATTACGAATAGCTCCCATACCAACTACGCCAACAACTATTTTTCCATAGGTTCCACTTACAAGAGTATTCTTGTATTCTGTTTCCTGTTCCTTATTAGCCACAAAGACTGTTATTTTCTCCGCAGGTATACGATATGCCTTTAATATAGTCAACGTCTTATCGCGCAAGGTCTCAGGACGTTTATAGGAAGGAATCGCAATTTCATATTGAAAGGAATTTCTTTTTCTTGTTTGGTGTCGTGATTTACCCATCTTATCTAATACCTACTATATATTTAGATAAGATGGCGGCAGCCCCATCAATAAATGACTTATTAATTAACGCGCCAGAAATGAATTCATTATTTCGCTTAGATGCTTCTGGAAATCCAGCATATGACCTTCCATTTACTGGTATTCCGATGTCAATTCTTGAAAAAATAAGACTTATGTCTCAATTAATAAATCCTGTATATAATATTGATCCGCAAACATATCCAAATCTTTTTTTAACAAGTGATATACATGCAGACTTGGAAAAATTCACCTTTATTCTCCACAAAATAGGTATAATAGACAGGTATTATACAACACATCCTGACAATGTGTCTATGCCAGGGTATGTATCAACCCTTGAAGAACTTATAGATTTTATGGTAAATTTTAATGTAGTTAATGAATCTAGACTTGCCTTAGTTATTATTGGCGATTTAGTGGATGGAAAACGTAGTGCACATCCTTATGAAGTTCGTGACAACTTTGGCAATATAGAAATCTTATTACATATATTTATATACAATTTAAGAATTAAATCTATCCTAAGGGGGTCAAATGTATTTTTTACGATTGGAAATCATGATTATCATACTGTAATTAATGATGATTATAATGCTAGTACAGATTTTATTTATAGAAATTATGTTCATACTACTGCAAAAATGTTTTTTGGTGGGGTTGGTAATAGACCAGATATTGGTTGGACAAATAGAAGAAATAGTCTACTTCCATTTTATTCCTTATCGCCGTATTTAGTTCTCGGTTTTGGTGTTGAAGTTATATGTGTACATGGAGGTTTACATAACCCTGGAAACAATATGACAGATATACTTATGAGAATACAACATGAAATGTATACATCAAGAAATTATTTAGGAGTTTTATTAAGGCCTGACGTTAAAGCCTTCATAGCATCAGAACGTCCTCCAAGTCCTATATGGACACGATATTACTCAAATGGCACTGAGAGAGAAGTATGTGATTCTATTAATGGCGATAATATATTTTATTTAACAGTTGTTGGCCATTGTCCAACAGATACATGCAGCAGAAATGGAGGATATATGCAACAGTTGGAGGGAATAGACAGGCAAAGATGTAGAAGTATTGGTGGTACTGATCAAGATAATGGATGTGTCTTATTTGGTTGTAAGGATGGTGAAAATGCTCCTCGGCTAGCCTTTGTTGATATTACAATGAGTACAGCCTTTAGAGCACAGGTATCAGATTCAAATAGACACAATGAAGTTCTTCTACTTTCTCATTCTGATAAACCTGAAAATGAAGGCTCCAGATATTATAATATTATGTCAAGCCTTACAAGCTTAGAGCCTTTATTAATTAATATTGTCTGGACTCAACAGGCTCCACTGCGAGCAACGGCACCTGTATTAAATGAGCCTATGTATAATTGGCGAAACTTGGAGGAGGGTAGTATTAGTGGAGGACGTAAAAAGATAAAAAAGACAAAAAAGAATAAAAGGCGTCAAGGAACCAGTAGAAAAGTATTAAAGCGTAAATAGAGTAGGTATCTGTATGGGTAATATTTTTAATAAATCTGCACCATCCACATCAACGGCAGATGATATTAATACAATGAGAAATGCTCGTACAAAATATCAAGATTATTTGGCAAATGTACAAACAAATACAAATACAGATATATCTAATAATGCATTAACTCCCGAAACAGGTTCAACTATTTATAAGGTAGTTCAGACATCTTACGACTGGTTAAAAAAGAATCCAAATGCAAATTTGAGTGAAATTTATGCGAATCAAGATTCCGCCACAGCAGAAGTAACTCGCCTTGTTTCTGTAGACGTTCCTAAACGTAAATTTAATAATACACTTATTGCTATTCCAGTTATTCTAGATAAATTAATAACAGAAAAAATCATAACTGCAGATAAAAAAACAGCCTTTCTGCCAATTGTAGCTTCTGAACAGGCATGGTATAAGGCAAATCAGGCAACCGCTTCGCCGATTGATTTTACACAAGAATTTCAAAAGATTAATGATAACATTACAACCACCTTTGTTGACCAACAAACAGTTAGTATAATAAAGTCTCAACTACAATTGGCTCAGTCTATACCAACAGGTCAACTCACTTCAATATTGGCAGACTACAATAGTAAACAAAAGAATTCTGAAAAACAGAATGTAAATATTAAAAGCACTGGACAAATTGTTCTAAGTACCGCGACCCAGGTATTTGGTAGCCTGCTATTGATTGCTTTCTGTATCATGTGCGGAAGTTTTGCTGCAAATATGGCAATTGGTCGCCCACCGATGTATCGTGCCTTATATTTTATGTATGGCGCGGTTCCGATGTTTGCCCCCTTTGTACTTATATATACTCTATATAAACGTATCAGTGAAGGCAGACTATCTGTATATACAGTTCTTCCAATGAGTATAGAACCTGCTACAACTCGCATTGGAAGAATTTTATGGCATCCCTTTTATTGGGTACCTGATCAACATGCGATTGACGAATATGATAAGTTTATGGCATTAATGCCACTTCAAGTCGCGTAGGTATAAGGAACCTTATATAATATAATATAATGAATCGCCCCTTTGTTTCGGTTTTAACACCAACTTATAATAGAACACAGTTTATTCCAAGACTGGTTGACTGTTATAAGGCTCAAACGTATCCAAAAGAATCTATGGAATGGATTATTTTAGATGATGGTCAGGAATCATGCAAAGAAATTCTAGAACAGGAAACACAGGGTCTTCCAAATATTCGTTATATCTACTTAGATGAAAAAGTAAATATTGGAGAAAAGCGTAATCTTTTAAATAAGGAGGCAAGGGGTGATATTATTGTGTGTATGGATGACGATGATTACTATAGCCCATACAGAGTTTCTCATGTAGTTGAAGAATTTGCAAGGAATCCTAAAATAAACCTGGCTGGTTCGTCAGAAATGTATATGTATTATACAGATACAAAGGACATATATAAGTTGGGACCCTATAGTCAAAATCACGCTACAAATGGTACAATGGCCTATAGGTCGGCATATTTGAAAAATCATACTTATGATGAAATGGTAGTCTATACTGAAGAACGTAGCTTCCTAGAAGATTATAAAAATCCTATGATTCAATTAAATCCCAAGAAAGTTATGTTAGTTATGAGTCATTCAGAAAATACTTTTAGCAAGGAAAATCTACGAAATAGTAAATCGCCATTAATAAGAAAAACTAGCCTGACATTAGGCGACTTTATATCGGATGAGACCTTGAAAGCTAAATTTCTAGCGTAAAGACAATATATCTACTAATATAGATGGAGTCTAACAATTTACTATTAAATGTATACAATTCTTCACATTCATGGCATACAGATTCTATATTGAATACCCTAAATTTAGGATTTCAACGTGCCTTAAAGGCAACTTCACCACAGATTAATCAGCCTGCCGAGATTAAAATTCTCTTAAAACCGCATCAAAGAGCTGCTGTTTATGCAATGGCAGAACATGAAAAACAGAGTATATCAGGCATACCCTATATGGATAGTCTAACATATACAAATTATGGAATACTAGGAGACGAGGTTGGCTCAGGAAAGAGTCTCTCAGTCCTTGCCTTTATTGCACATAAAAAACATAATCCAATTACTATGACAAAAAATATTCTTTATCCCTATAGTAAAAGTAATTTTTTTACAGTTTGTAAACGCGCATATGAGTCTACAAATCCCTCACCAGCCCTTATTGTAGTTCCACATACAATTTATAGACAATGGCAGGAGTACTGTAAAAAACAGACATCACTCAATGTTTTTTATGCGAAATCAAGTAGGGAACTTTCTCCACAATATACAACTGACCTTTCTGGTTCTACCTTAAATGAGGATTTTGTCAAGAAATTTACAGAATCTGATGTAGTTCTAGTAAGCAATACACTATATCAAGAAGTACAGCAAATAGCAACAAGTAATTCTATGATTTGGAGCAGTGTTTTTATTGACGAGGCCGATTCCATCTATATTTCTGGTGGAAACCTACAGCCAACTACACCCTTTACTTGGTTTATTACCGCTACGTGGTCAAACTTTCTTCTAAATGGCCATTATATACGACCTTCAATGTTAGACTACTATCAACATAATCAGGAGAAGTTTACTCCAGAATTAGGCACCTGGTTACGTTCAGAACTTGGAATGAATGAATATTCAAATCTACATCATGGTCGTGTAGCCTGGTTAAGAGTCAGAAGTACAAATTGGCTCCGTGAATTCTTTTCAGACCATATTTTACGTGGTATTACACTTGTATTTTGTTCAAAGCCCTTTCTTGAAGAAAGTCAGATGATGCCTGGGCTGAGTGAGGAGACACTTCTTTGTGACCAACCTGCCAGTCATAGAGCAGTTCTTGGGTTAGTAAATACAAATGTCCAGAATATGATTCACGCTGGAAATATTGAAGGTGCCTTAGCTGAACTTGGTGTTTCATCAGATACATCGGTAAATTTAGTTGATGCAGTAACTAAGGAACGTGAGAAAGAGCTAGAACGTCTTAAGAAAACTCTGGCATTCAAGGAAACTATGGACTATTCAAGTCAGGCTCAAAAGGAATTGGCCTTGAATAGTCTCAAGACAAAGATTTCTTCTGTAGAAGAACAGCTAAAAGTCTTTAGCGAGCGTCTATCAACCCTTGAAGATTGTCCAATTTGTTATGAAGACCCTAAGAAGGCTTCTGGAACCTTGACACCATGCTGTCATCGTATTTTCTGTGGAGAGTGTATTTTGAATAGTCTTACACATCGTCTTGCCTGTCCAATGTGTCGTACGCCGATTCAGATTAATCAACTTATTCGGTTAGTTGATGAAAAGAAGAAAAAGGTTAAAAAAGAGGACGCTCCAAAACTTTTGAGCAAATCAAAACAGCTTATGAAATTCTTGAAAGAGAATCCTCAAGCCAGAGTTTTAGTTTTTAGCCGTTATGAAAATCCGTTTGTATCTCTTGAAAAGGATTGTGAAACTAATGGTGTCACCTACCATACACTAAGAGGAAATAAGGATGTTATAGCAAATACAGTCAAGTCCTTTGAGGCTGGTGAAAAGCGTGTTTTATTCTTACCAACTCAGAGTGCAGGCGCTGGCCTCAATTTAGTGAGTGCTACACATGTTGTATTACTCCATGCAATGACACCAGAAGAGGAGAAGCAGGTTGTTGGTCGTGCGTATCGTTTAGGGCGCCAGTCAGTTCTTAAGGTTGTTAAACTTCTTCACGAAGGAGAGACAATATTAAATTAAATATAAAAACAAATATAATTTCCATATATATAAATATAGAAATTATACAAAATCAAAAACACAAACTCATTCCTTAAAACTTAAGGATAACTTCTTAGTCTTAGCCTCAGGAAACTTATCGGCCACCATGGCAACACAACGAATTGGTACATCGTGAACATCATGGACACGACATATTTCTCTCCAAGCGTTAAAAAGCGCACTCTGACGACTCAAGACACGTGTAAAAACCAAATCCTTAGGTTCACAAGGAGGTTTTACAGGTGGTCCACGATCGTTAAAAATCTGATTGGTAATCTTAAGCTTCAACTGCTGTGTCAAAGGAAGAATCTGCCAACATTGATAAAAGAACGCCCAAAAATCAGCCCAATCACTGACATATAGAATTTTGAAGATTCTCATATAAGCTTCAAGGGCATCTGGTGAACCCTCTAAACGTTTCTGTGTATTTTCATGAAGGACAAGGCCAGCCAAATTCGCCTCATTATTCTCTAGAGCAATTGTCATATGAGGGTCATATTCTTCAAATAAACAATGCCACGCCCACTCAAGACTTGCACTTGTACAATTACTATCTTCTATATGAACACGCTGTTCAAGGGCAGGAAAGCCTTGAAGATGGCGAAAAATAACACGTAAATCTCCACATTCCGCAACTTCACTTGGAAGCTTAGAATGAAGCGTCTTAATAATTGTATCTGGTTCTGGTGGTTGTAGAATCATAGTCTTACAAATTCGCCGAATCTGCTCCATTGGACGCCCATGAAGATTATTACAGATTAAAATAAGTGGATGACTCTTATCTTCTTTCTTCCAATCACGTAAATATCCTAGAAGTTCTTTGAGGCCTCCATTCTCTCCACCACTGAGACCATCCATTTCATCCAATAGTACAGACATGCGCTCGGAGTTTCCATCACGAAGCCATTCTTTAACTCCTCCGTATTTTAACAAGGGAAGAATAGTTTTACGAAAGGCAATGCCAGTACGAGTATGACTAGCATTAAATTCACAAAGTGTATAATTAATCTTTTTCATAATACGATGTACAACTGTCGTTTTTCCAATTCCTGGAGGTCCGACAAATAAGAAGGCTGGTGTAGTACGGTTGAACATCCACTCAAAGAGTTGTTGTTCAGCCTCGGGTTGAAAGCAATAGTCTGGTTCAGACATCTAAGTTGAGTTACTTATATGAGTTTAGGCCTATGATGAGGCAGTCTTTGATAGTTTACTCCATTGTGATTCAAGTGAAGCAACGGCCGATGATGCAGCTGCTGGACAGGCGGTAGTTCCACCAGATACTGGGGCATTAGGACCAAGAACCTGAGTTGGGGCAGCAAATACACAAGACTCGCCATTTGTAATGCCTTCCCATGTTAGACCAACCTGTTGAGCAGAATCACATAAGACTTTTATTTGTTCAGGACCCATTCCAGCCTTATAAACTAAAGGAAAGTACTTATTGGCTGCGGCCGGTGGAGAAGAAGGCTTGTCATCTTGAGACCAAGGAGCTAAGGCTCCGCCACTGCGATTTACTCCAATTAAGTCTATACAGGTATCCATCTTGCCCTTTTTGAAATAAACTAGATAGTCGGGGCAAGTATTTATAATTGGTGGCCAAGAACCTGTGTAAGAACCTGCTACATTTCCCGTTGAAAACCAACGTGTTCCAAAAAAGATAAAAATAAATATAGAAAGTACTAAAAATATTACAGCAGATGTCATACGTCCAGATTGAAATAGTTTCATTGGTCCACTTAGTCCAACTCCAATGGCAACAAATATATATGCTATGAAAGCAAAGTTCATATCGGGACTCTTCTACATAGACAGTACAAGGATTTTCCGAGTGTAAAGTATTAATATAAATGTATATTCTTTTAAAAAATCTCAAGAGAGTTTTTAGAAGAAATATTATATAATTTAACCGACTTCGTATGTTTAACCGAGGCGGGCGACGGGCGTGTAGGCGCTGCCGTTGAGGCCTGATGAGCCCTGGCCACTGGCAGGGAGCTCAATGTAGCCTGTGAGGTAGTTGGGCGTAGAGTCAAAGCCGCCAACACCATCCGTGCCAGCTGAAACACCACCATAGACTAGACCCGTTGAGACCATGAGTTGAACCTTGCGGAACGTACGGCCAGATGACGTGAGCGTCTTGCCGTGGTCACGGAAGACAGCTGAGCCACCCGTAGCGAGGATGGTTGAGATACCTCCCATCGTGCTGCGAGCGAACGTATTGGCTGAGATAAGGGGGGCGACATCCGTGCCGTTATTCTGGTAGAACGTGGCGCGAACATCAGCGACGTTGATGTAATAACCTGAACCGCGGGGGACTTGCTTAAAACCGGTGGCTGACATTCTTCTATACCCTTACCGGAGAAAATAATTTTACAGAATCCAAGAATATTGTCATAATATCAGAAGACCGGATGGACGCGCCACCGCCATTTATTTTCAGAAATGTAAATTCATCAGGTGGGCAACAAAACGGCAGGGTTAATCTAGAATCTCACCCTTCAGCCGGTGGGTTCTTAGAAAATCCACAAATGGGAGGTTTCGGACATCGTACATCTGTAGATAGAAATCCCGCACAAGATTTAATGAGGGGCAATTGGTTAGAAACCAAACTCAGTCAAACTTTCTTTGGCCCGGAAAATACAAACGCAATTCAGAATGAAATCAAAAAGGAAGTTTATGTACGCAGTGGAGATAAACATTGGACTATTGATGACCAGAGTATTGATGAACTACAAATTGTTATGAGAAGTATATTCTTACAATATGCAAAGAATCAAGATAGTAACATACCCGGGCAAATAAAAGATTTAAATGACCTTATTGTCGAATGGTGTGTTCCGCGAATCCTAAGTGAAATAGGAATGTATCAATATTACTTGAAGGATATAAGTAAGATGCCTGTACCTTTATCACACCCCTCTTCTCAATCATCTGCTGGAACAAAGAGCTTGCCCTTCCGCAAATTTATGTAAGGAATCAGTAGGATGATAAAAAGTAAATATGTTATAAATATTATTATACTTATAACATTGATAATTCTATTTTTTATAATTAAATATTATACGATAAAACTTACTAAGAAAGCAATGGTTATTGTTGAACCAAGAGAACACATATTATTGAAATCAGTTATTGAAAACTTTCATAAACATATGAGCATCGATTGGGACTTATATGTATTTCATGGAAAATCACATAAACACTTCGCTGAAATTTCAACATTGAATATTAAGGGAAGAAAGGTGCATTTATTGCCATTAGATACAGATAATCTTACAGCAGATGAATATAATTATCTTTTAAGACAAGAAACATTTTGGAACAAAGTAGATGCCGAACATATTCTAGTCTTTCAAACTGATACGGTTGTATGTGGAAATAGCCTTAATAAGATATCTTCTTTTCTGGGTTACTCTTATGTAGGATGTCCATATGATGATAAGATTGTAGGTAAACATCCAAAATGGAATAATGGTTCTTTTTATGGTATTGGGGGGTTGAGTATAAGAAAGAAATCGTTTATGATGGAATGCATTAAAAATAATCCTAATTTAGAAGAAAAATATCCAGAAGATGTTTTATTTAGTAAGTGCGTAAAAGACAAAAATGAAAATATAGATATATCTACACTAAATAATTTTTGTACACAGCATATTTACTCAAAAGATAGTTTTGGTGCCCATAAAGTAAATGTCGATTTATCTAAGAAAGAGAAGAATCATTTTTATGCATTCTGCCCTGAGGCCAAGATTTTGGAGGAAACTACTTCACAATAATTCAGGATTTAAATTATCATAGTAGTGTTGTATTTTATCCTTAAAATACTTCTGAAAATACAAGAATATGAACGTAAATACAGCCGCATTTTTAAGTTCCTTAACACGATTGTGTTCATATCCATATAGTCCATCAAGAGGAAAGGGGACAAGTTCTATAATATTTCTTACAGCATAAACAACAATAGCAGAAAGCCACATAATTCCTATGATTTCAAATGTCTTTCTAATAAAAGATTTTTTGTCTTCCTTTTTCTTATTAAAGACACCATACATTTTATCAAAAAAACGTGCAAAAAGAATACCTATAATAAAATATATAGCTGATATATATCCAATATCTAAGATCTTAAAACTACGAATTACCAACTCATGCTGAAATATGTTACGTGTCATTCTACTTCTTCTTAACAAATTTCTTAGTCTTCACAACCTCTTTACTTGCACTGAGAATGGAAAGCATACCCTTCTCAGCGACAGTCCAAGTCCTCATAAACTCATCAAGGTCAACCTTCCAGAGTTCAGAAGCAGATGTCTTCTCAAGAGCTATAAGCTTATCCTTAACAATTACAACCTCCTCTTCAGCCTCTGCGACAGCCTTCTTCTTGATACGGTCTACGCGCATCCGAAGTAGGTACTCATAGGCGGCAAGATTATCAGGAGCATCACGATCAGAACGAGGAGGTAGATTGAGTGCCTTCAAGCCAGCTAAGACAACCTCATCATCCTGGTTCATAATTTTCAGAGAACCATCCACAATTGAACGAATGAAGAGCCACTTTGCTCCGAGTTCTTCTAGATGATCCTTCAAGGCTGCAATCTGATGCTGCCGACGAACCTCGTACAGCCCAAGGCGAGCTACATAAAACTCCTCAAGAATATCGCCAACAGTGTCATACTTTACGATATTTAGCTTCGTATCAAAGCAGCACATATTGGACGTCTTCCAACTCGTAGTCAAGTGGAAACGCTTTTCAAACTCATCAGGATGTTTCTTGGCCGCAGTATAGTATGGAGCCTCAAAGTAAAGTGTGAAATTCACATCTACATCGTTGTAGAGATCCTCAAACGACTTTAGTACTGGCTTACCCCCATCCAGTGAATCTGTGCCCTGTCCCTGAACCATACCATCCAGGAAGGCCTTATAATCCTTTGTCCAAGTACCAACAGGGAGCTCAGTAACACGCACTGACTTTGTAGCATCATTCCATTCATAGAGGCCGTGAGTTAGCCACTGCTTAGATTCCTTCTTCTCAACTCGTCCACGAAAGCCAATCCACCAAGGATCTAATACACAACCCTTCAGACTCTCACCACCATCAATACGAGCACGTAGAAGGTCTACTACCTGGACAGGATTATGAGGGGGAATATCCGTGCTGAAACCAGTGCCAATTCCTACGGAGCCATTAATCGCCAATAGTGGTACAACAGGATAGTAAGTTTCTGGCTCAACAACATCACCATCGTCTACAAGATTCTTCAGAATAGGCGCATCCTCCTTGCGAAAGATTGCGTCAACAATAGGCTCCATATGCGTATGAATATAACGAGGAGAAGCTGAATCCTTACCACCCATCAAACGAGAACCGAACTGTCCAACAGGGCATAGCAGATTAATGTTATTCGCCCCAACGAAAATCTGCGCCATCCCAGTAATTGTCATATTTAGAGAAGCCTCGCCGTGATGGTAGGCAGCATGTTCTGAAATATAACCAGCCAACTGTGCAACACGAATCTCCTGCTTTAGATTTCGCTTGAAGCAGCCAAAGAGAATCTTGCGCTGAGAAGGCTTGAGTCCATCCATAACGTGTGGAAGTGAGCGAACATTATCTGCATTGCTGAAATGAATCAGCTCATCATTGACAAAGGAACTATAATTCACAAAGCGCCTACCATTTTCGCTAAAGGGCTGTACGTTTGTCTTAGGATTGTAGGTTGAAAGCCACTTCTTACGATCATCTGAAAGCTTCTTGTTGAAGGCAAGATTCATATTCTTATCGGTCTTAGGATCCCAGCGATACTGAATATCAGAAAGATTTTCAAACCACTCACGAGCCTCTGCAGGAGTACTTGTACCCAATCCCTTATAATACTTGCTCTTGTAGCGTCCTGCTGCGACTGCCCCAACACTTTCCTTCCAAGCCTCCAATTCGGCATCGTTATAGAAGCACAGAGTCTCTGAACCACGAGTCATCTTTACAAGTGGAGTCATCAAGCAACACAGAAATCCGAGCTTCATGAGCTCAGGCCACTCAGTATGGAACAGATTCATAAGAAGACCACGAATATGAAAGCCATCAACATCCTGGTCACTCATAATCATAATACGACCATAGCGCATAGAAGTAAAGTTATCATACTTCTTACCTTGCTCTAGACCCAGAATCTTCTTAATCGCAGTCAGTTCCTCGTTTGTATTGAACTTCTCACGACTGATGTCCTTTACATTCAACATCTTACCCTTGAGAGGAAAGACGCCCCACTTCTCACGACCAACGACCTTAAGACCGGCAATGGCAGAAGTTGCAGCTGAATCTCCCTCAGTAAGAATAAGTGTACAATCGCCAGACTTTCCAGTACCAGCCCATAAGGCATCCTCCAACTTAGGAAGGCCATAGATAGTTCGCTTCTTAGAGCCATCGGTCTTCTTTGCGTCCTTTGTAAGGCGAGCATCAAGAATCGCCTGAGCCTCCTCAAGAATTCCAAACTTTACTAGTTTATCCACGAATCCTGCGCCAATTGCAACGGTACTACCAAACTTTGCTACAGGAGTAGTTAGACATTCCTTTGTCTGACTGTCAAATGACGGATTCACAATCGTTGCATTTACAAAGAAGGTCACCGTATCCTTGAGCTGGGCAGGTTTCAAATCCATCTTTTTCTTCTTACCGATTTCGCAGACATCACCAAGAACATGGCGCTGAACAGTCTCTACATGCTTACCACCCTTGCGAGTATTAATGCCGTTGACGAAACTTACGTGGCGATCTTCTGGGGTTCCTGCGTCGTCTGAGAAGAGACTACGAGTTAGAATAGCCGCGACTTCCCAGCGAGGTCCACAGCGCTCATAAGCCAAGCACTTCTCAGACTCGGCCTTCAGAAAGAGCTTAACAAACTTCTCAAAACTATCCATCTTGACCTCAGCAGAGTTCCAAGTGACAGTGACTTCCTTACCAGCAAGAGCGGCCAGTTCAATAACACGAGTATGAAGAACTGCCATCATATCCATATGAACATCTCCATTGGGCTTACAGACATGAAGGAAGCGAACAAGGTCAGGAACATAGGTAATTTCAACATAGCCCTTTGCGCCAGAATCCTTCTTCACGGATGGCTTACCACAAACGCTCATATTCTTAGACCAGGTCTGTTCATAACGAAGGCCGTTCTTAGTATCACGCACTCCAACCTTGAACTCATTACTGAAGATATTAGCCAACTTTGCGCCATAACCATTCTTACCACCGACAATCTTCTCCTCACCCTTGTTGTAATTGCTACTAGTCAACAGGTGACCAAAGATGAGTTCAGGAATGTAGCACTTCTCGTCCTTATGCATTTCAACAGGAATACCAGAACCATCGTTCTTAACTACAATCGTAAAGCGACCGTCAACTACTGCAGCAGAAACATCAATACGCTTAATCTTAACATCCGATTCCTGAGAACGTACAAGGGCATCCCGTGCATTTACAATTAGCTCATCAAAGGTCTTGTAAAGGCCAGGATTGAACCGTACAACCTTGTGAATCATCTTGCTAGAGCTCTCATCATAGACCCACCGAGCCTCATCTGATGTCTCAATGCTACCAATATAGGTATCAGGGAGCTCAAGGACGTGTTCACGGTGAGTGTGCTTCTTATATACTTCTGCCATTTCAATACTAAGGGTGGGGGCCATCGGCGTGGTCAATTTTATGCGTTTATATTAAAATAAATAAGAATAATGCGTCAATTAGAATGGGACTAGACGAAAATAATAATTTTATCAATCCTTCTATAAACACTGAAGAAAATATACTAAAATATAATACATTATTCAAAAACGAAAAAATAATTAATATACCAAATTTTGTTTCAGATGAAATAATAAAAAAGGCAAAAAGTTCCTTAGAAACATATAAATGGTGGAATTATTCTATAAAAAACTCAAATAACCGTGGAGATGTATTGAATTTTGATAATTTAAATGATCCACTAATTGCTTATAATTTAAATATCTGTAAAAATAAACTTACAAATCAAATATTTTCTTATAGATTTAAGAAAAGTATATCTGATACACATTATCCTGAATGTAAATGTGTTGTATGTTCTATAACAAAGGCAATTAAAGGGCAATCATTTATAGCCTTACTATCAAAAATTGTTGGATGTAAGAATCTTATTCCAAACGAAATATTTTTTAGTAATTACGGTGAAGGAGATTATCTTAATTTACACCATGATATAAAAAAGGGAGATATTGCAGTTACTATATCGTTTACCTATGATTGGCATCCTACTTATGGGGGCATTTTACATTTTGTAGATGATGATAATAATATTTTCAAAAGTATTATTCCAAGGGCTGGTGATTTAAACATATTTTTTTTAGAACCAGAAAAAGGCTTGAATCATTTTGTTTCTAATGTTGTAGTAAATAAAAATAGATTTATGGTATCATCTTGGTATAATATAAGTTCTGACTAAGGAGTTTAAACACATCTTACTAAAAGATGTAATGACTACTATAAGGCTTCATATACCTGCTATACCATATACTATTACACGTGATGAATACAGCCATGACGCCTTTACAGGAAAGGTGAAACGATTTTCTCCGATGATGAGAAGTCGTGGTTTTGAAGTATACCACTATGGTGTTGAAACCTCAGAATCAGGTGCAAATGAAGAGATACAACTTATGACAAAGGATGAGTGGACAGTTCTGAGAATTCTTACACTTAAATGGCTATATCCAGAACTTACAGTAGAAGAGGCAATCCAAAAAAATAATGATCCAACCTTAATTCCAAATATTTTCTCAAACAAGGAATCGCCATTAATAAAAGAATTTAACCGAAGATTTGCCATCAAATTAAAAGAAAACTATCGTAGCTTTACAAGAGATATTCTTTGTATTCCTCTATCAAGAACTTATGATGATGCGTATAATAATTTATATTGTACCAAAATAGAGGTTGGAATAGGAAATCTACATTCTTCATTAGAATATAGAATATTTGAATCACAATCTTGGTTATCTTATACTCTAGGCCTTGAAAAAAAATATCCAAATAATTATACCTTTGTAGTCCCACACGCTTTTGATATATCTGAGTATGAATTATCTCTTAAACCGACCCCACTAAGAATTGGATTTTTAGGAAGACTTGTAAAAGAAAAAGGTAGTGAAATAATATGTGAAATTGCAAAATACTTTCCAAATGTTGAATTTGTTATTTGTGGCTCAGGTGACCCATCTATATTTTTAAAGCAACCGAATATCAAATATAAATTGCCGATTTATGGAAAAGAGCGTTCTGAATACTTAGGAAGTTGCGCTGCAGTTTTATGTCCAACAACTTATACAGAACCCTTTGGCTGTGTCGCAGTAGAGTCACAACTATGTGGAACACCTGTTATTTCTTCTGATTTTGGAGGATATACAGAAACAGTTGAACAATTTAAAACTGGAATACGTTGCCATACCTTGGCTGATTATTGTTATGGAATTCAATTGGCAATTGATGGGACGTTTGATCGTAAATATATTCGTGAAAGAGCTGCC